TAATATTATGTAATTCATAACCACCCAGCCAATCATTATTAAATTCATAATCGAACCACGTGTGTGCGTATCCATTATCCCAGTTATTATCAGAGAATATGTTCCAGTTTATCCTCTTTGTTCCCCAATATTTAAGATTTGAGTTGGGCAGGGATTCACTAGACTCTGTCCAGTATACGTAAGTTTCCTCTGCTGTGACCCCACCTGTCAATCCAGTAGAAGCTGATGATATTGATAGCGATCCGCTAACTTCAAAAGCCAGTGCCACGCCGTTTTGATCTGCGCCTAATTCATCCGGAGCACTGATAACAACAGTAACAGGGTCTAGGCCAGGATCTGAGCAAGATGCGAAATAATCGGGGTAAGTTCTCAATGAATTTACAGAGGAAACTATAGCATTAGCTGTTCTGTATAGGGAATCCCCCGTTTCAGCTGATCCAATAAGTCTGCCCCCAGCATAAACTGAGACAGATCCAGTTCCAGTAAAATACTGATTTGGGTATATTGATGTATCAACAGAGATTCTAGTAGGACCGGTTTGAATATAAGTAAAGTTCCAAGTAGATTCCATTGTTACAGGAATCTTAAAAGTGGTAGTTGATCCGGAAGGCACCGTCACCACCCATCTTCCAGTTAGCTGAGAAATTGTGTTAAGTAAAGTTACTTCGTCTCCCGTTTGTAAACCGTGAGCAGTTGAACAAGTTATTGTTGCTAAACCATATTGTCCAGATATTATTAAATACGATGATATGTCGCTTATTGATATTTCAGACTGGGTAAAAGAAACGTATCCGGTTGCACCTATTGGATCAGGGTTGACCTTGACGTAAACATCCTGTCCTTCTTCTGATTTATTACCGTATGTTGCAAAATCAAGTATTTCCGCAGGAATTGTTCTTTCCAGAACTTCTATAGATTTTCCCTCGGCGGGATATTCCCAGATAGAGCTGTAATCGTCCCATTCCCTATATACATTTCTCCATCTATAGTCTTCAACCTCTCTAAATCTAGACCAAGCATCGATATCTATAACTTTAGGACTAACTGTTATAGCTCCATTCTTGATTGCTACTGTTTTAGCATTAAACGCATCATAAACGTTGCAAGTTACTTGATAAACCCCAGTGTATGGTACAAAGTGGGCTAATGTATAAAAGTCCAGTATAGATCCTCTAAATTGAAAATTATAAGGGCTTCCTTGTTGTGTTGCTGGTTTATTTATGATCCATTCAATATCAACCATGTTTGAGAAATCTACGTTCTTCCAGTTAAGTATGGTGTAATTTTGGATGCTTGAAAATAAGGAGGACTCGTCAGTTGTTACTGTAGTTGAATTATCGAGTAAAATATCGTAGATCCCTGTAGAGTAATCAACGCTAGTAACCGTTCCATATATGTTTGTGGGTTTATACAATACCCTGCTTCCAACTTTGAATGAAGGTATTAATAATGAAGACCAGCTTATGTTAAGCTCATCCCAAGACCATATGTCTCTGATCAACTCCAATATAATAGGCATTCCTATCGGTGTCTGGTATTGGAGTCCCGTTACAGGATCTATGTAGGCAGGTGGATCGTATTTCCCATCTCCAAGTTCAACTAGGTCGGAATTCTGTTTAAGTGTATAGAATTCGCTTATTGAACTTATAAGTGATTGATTCTGATTTGCACTATAATTCTGTTGGAATGAAAGAGGGTCTATTATATTACCAAGATCAGATAATTCGGAAGGCAAGACATTGATCACACCATTCAGAAGTGCCTTATTGGGCGAAGAATAATAATAAACAGGAGATGTCTGCTGAGGATTTACATACCAAACAATACTAGAAGAACCCGCAGTTGCACCATTTCCAGTTAATCCGATAGGATCGCTCTGATTTAAAGAGCTATCGGTTGTTATGTAGAGATCAAATCCATCTGTATCGAAACTAAATTCGTATGTTTTACCCGCGGTTACCGTCAATAAAGGATTCGGTCCCGTTGCAGGAATTCCGGAGAAATACATAGCACTTCCGGTTCCGCCGCCAACGCTGGATTCGATTTTATAATAATTATTGTATGAGCTTGGGGTTTGTATTGAATTTGCTAAAGGTCTTGTTGAGAAATTTCTAAGATCTTCTAAAAATCCAAAATCCGGTGTAACCTTTATGTCAGTATAAAATCCTGATTCGATGTCAGGTCTTTCCATAACATCGGTCCAAGCCTTAGTATTATAAACGTTGAAGTAAATACCCTCGCCCGTGATGTCTATGATTCTTGCGTTTAAAGGAAGATAATCTCTCTTGAGCCTTTCCTTTAGTGCAAACATCTTTATAAGAACTTCCTCTTGAGTAAACTGAAAAGAATCTATAACCTCAGGATATCCAAAATCAGAATCATATCCGGTTGTCTTATTTATATCGTAATAGAGACCGAATAGGGAGGTCTTTTTATAGGTTCTGCTAGGAAGCAAGGTTTCCTCTGAAGAAACATCTAACACGTAGTTACCGTTCCCGTCGGGTCCATATGTCTGAACCAGCTTATATTTACCTGAATTTGGATTGTCTAATACATCTCCTATCTGGTAGCTTTGGGAATATCCACCTTTCTGCTGATTCTTTATCGCCCTAAGAAACTGTGCATTCTGTTGCAAAGGCGATTCCAGCTTCAAGCTTTGGTATTGAAGATTTAACCAATACTCCTTTATTCTAAGATCCTGATACCCGAAAAATTTTATTGCATTTATAAGCCCCTTATAACTTCCCAAATAAGGAAAAATTTCCTCTCCTGCTACAAGTAGCTCTTTCCTTTTCTCGTTTATTTCCAAATAATTCGGAAGGGGCTCATTCGGATCGTGATCTCTTAATATAATCGAATCTTCTTGGTAGAAAGCTCTACCTATATTTCGAAGCATTATATCAAATCTTTCATCCTCGCCAATAATTTCACCATAGAAATCTATCTCAATTACCTTCTGTGGGGTTCCACTACTGATATCTTCTACTATTAATTTTCTCTCGTAAATATTTGAAGCAAGATCTGTTGCGTTAATTGCAACGTTAATCGAAAGAGCCTCTGAACTAACAGTGCTTGTTGAAACGTATCCGTTTCCAGTCAATGAGTCAGTAGGATCTGCATCAACACTATAAACTATGTTTGGGTAGCTAACTATAAGAGGTTTGCCTTCACCACCCTCTAACTGGTCTTCGATCTTGTAAGTAAAAAGTATTTCAGATACATCAGTTTCGCCGTAGCTGTCATTGTACCATCTAGTTCTCCATACACCTGCAGTAGCTCCAGTTACCCCAGTGTGTGGAAGTCCGTATTCAAAATTACCAGAAGATTCGAGTAGCTGTACTATGAATATCTGCTGGTTTTCGTAAAGTCCAGAAGAAACCGGATCGAAATATATGTTACCCTTAAAATATCCACCCGGTCTATTTGTATAGACAGTGTTGAAATATATCTGATTATCCAAGCTTATTAACTCCTGTCCAGATACGCTATCAGTTTCGAAGTTTACTCTGTAATATGTTGAATTGTCAACAACCGAAGTTATCTTTGCGCTGAATTCATTCTGACCTGCAATTCTTCCGTATAGAAATACATCAGCTCCATTTAGAATATAATCATTTGCTTCCGTTGCCCAACTGTTTATGTAGTACCCGTTTAAATCAGTAGGATTTAAGTCTATGTAAGGTGACGTGTTATTATCAAGTTGAGCAACTGAACATGCACCCGAGCTAGAAACAGACGAGTTAGTTATGTAGGTAAATTTAAGATCAAGCTCGCTCGGTCCAGTAGCTCCGATATATTCGAAATTTAATGGACTTCCCGTTTTATCATAAAAATTAAGCCTTCTGTAGAAAAAATTTGACATACTTTAAAAAACTCTTCTGTTGTTTTTCTTAACTGTATAGTTAACAAAATTTTTAATTTGCTTTGTTGTTTCGATCAACCCAAAAACTACTCTATTGAAGTAACCCAGTATTGCTTCTTTAATGGGATCTCTGTACATAGCATTAGCTAAAGATCTCTTTAATATTTGATCTTTATATTCGAAACCATTATAGAGATTGTCATTAAAGCTATCCCTTATATCATAGATATTTGATGCCGGATCATATTCGTAATACCTTCTCTCAACCGGAATCTTAGGCATAGCTTTCATAATTGTTTTATATTCATTAGCATCAGAGCAAGGTGAAAATTTATATTCGCCTGTGCCGCTAACTATGATTCTTCGATAGCCAGAGCATCCTATGTTAATTGCTCTATCCTCAGCAAGAGCCTGTGTAGGATAAGCATCCTTAGAGTTATAGAAAGTTGTATTATTGGTACGGGGTTTTATTCCGGATACCGTATAATTAATATCCTTCTTTAGATCGGGGAAGAAAGGTGAAAATTTTTCCATTATTTATTGCTTATAAGTTGAGCTTTCATCTCTGAATTTAGAGACATGTTAAAATTCATCGGAACCACTTTAGATATGCTTATATTTAAAGGTCCAGGTTTACCTGTAACTATACCAGTCTGATATTCTGTTCCGTTTCTATCCGTCCATCCACCTCTAAGAACTACCAATTGATTTCTTCCTATAATTATATCACCAAATTCATTTAATCCAACCTGTTGCTGTAATTGCTCCTGACTAACGTTGCTTAATCCACTCATAAGCTGCTGATTCTTTTCATTTGCTTCCCCAACGAAATAGAAGGAAACTGAATCCACACCCTCTACAGATTCAATTAAAGCAATCATGTCAGACTTAGGTATAAAATCTCTTCTTTTAAGATTCAGCATGTATTCTGAAATTTTCTTTCTTATAGCTTGTCGGATCGTTTCAGGATCATATCCCTCAAACATTGTTATAACCGCATTACCTACAAATCTAGCTACAGTAGGTTCGACAATTTTAACAACGGTTGTTGCTATCATTGAACCTGAATCCTCTATAAGATTTATAACCTTGTTTTTCTGTGCAGTCGTAAGAAGGAAATTAGATACCGGTATATCGAAATAATCCTCATTAGAAGAAATGTTTAGTGTTATATCAGGTACCAAGAAAATGTAAATAACGTTATCATCATCCAGATACTCGTCATCGAAAGTGGAGAATGCTTGGATCTGTGAAAATATTCCCAATTTATTTAAGAATATCTCATAGTTCTGTGCATTTGCAAAAACGAAGGATCTACTTGTTTTCGGAGCAACTAGTCTTATGAGGTTTATAGATTCCGGATTTGTACCAAAAGAAGGATCGATCTGGTTAGAGATATCCAGGTAATTGTTTAAATCAACTTCTTTACCAAATAGATCTGTTCCTGTTGTAACGAATTTATAGGTTAGACCCTTATCTTTTGTAGAATTCGCATTTCCTGAAGAACCCGATGTCTGTAAATATTCTATTCTTATCCTTGATCCTCTCTGAGGGATCATACCAAAGTTAGAATTACCGAAATAAATATCAAGGCCTTCTTGAATCCCTGTTCTTACCATGAATCCCTTTCCATTTAGAGGTATGTCATATAGTGAATCATATCTTCTCCATTTCTCCTCGTTTACATAAACGTTAACATAAAATTGGTCTAGATAAGCACCAGTGCTTGAAGGTAGATTGAAACTTTGGAGAGCGTTACCTGTACCGGTAACAACGGATGTCTGAAATTCTCCCTGAGCTATTTTAGTTCTCAATGCAGGATAACTTCCGCTAAGCTGAATGGTTACTCTAGATGAACCAAAAACTAAAGCATAGACTTTACCATTTTCTTGGCATCTTATTAAAGCGTTATTGTTTATTATGACCGCACTTCCGCCAACATCAGATTCTCTCCTGTTCCATGAAAGCGTAACTTCTCCCTGAGCAGCAGAAGCTCTTCCTGAGTCATACCCAGCTATTCTAGCTAAACTTCTGACTGAGTAATCTCTAGTTGCTTGCTCCATGTTAAGCTCAGTGATTGAATCCTCAATGAAATATAAGATCATCTGAGAAAGATTCTGGAGAACAAATAGTATTTGTCCCCATGCAGATGCAACGGTAAATAAATTAGCCGTTTGGTTATATGTGTCCTGCAAAAAAGTAAACGTGTCATTTAATAGACCGTTAATCAGGATGTTATTTTTCTTAAAAATGTTCATTTCTCTATATTAAGTTATTCTTAGTGTAACGACCGGACTTAATCCACCGTTAACTGGTATATTAAAATCAAGTGTAGCTATATCTCTTTGTGTCCCTTGATAAAATTTAAGCGAATATGAACCACCCAATTTCTTAAATAAAGGGATATAAGTTTGCAGGAATAAATCGAGCTCTTTCCTTATGCTAGCTTCGGATAAATTAAGTGTAAATATCAGATCTTCCAGATTGAGTCCGAACTTAGGATCTCCCAAAACTTCTCCCTTGTTTGTCAGGAGAAGCATTTTTATTTGACCCACGCAAATCTCTACCGGATCCGACGTTTCGATCTGGTATGGATTGTAGTTGGGATCTAAAGGATCTCTGTTGTAAATCTCTCTCATTGGAATCTTTTTTCGTATTATATATCGCAGATTTTAAACACAGTAAACGTAAACAAAAAACCCCCGGATTTTTAAAAACCAGGGGTTTATAATTAAAATTAAGTCTATTAGTTCCACTGAAGGAAGTAACTTGGGGTATTTTCTCCGTTGATCATATCCATAACTTCCTGTAATTCTGCTTCTCCAGTGGATCTTATATCTGCTGCATTCACCTGTACCCCACCTGGTAAGTTATATGTAAAAACTGAAAGCATATTTGCCAATGCAATTTTAGCCTTGGCTATGCAATATCTGATGAAAAGCTCGTCTGCAAAGAGGTCATCGTCATTTAAAGCTACGAAACATCTAATTGATACGTCCACCCCACCAGCACCAAATCCCTGAGCAAGTTGCCCCTTTCCAGTCCTGTTTGGGTCTCTACCTAAAATAGTTAGTTTTTTACTGTTTTTATTCCATTTGAAAGCAAAGCTATTTAACAAATAAGCTTTGGCTAGATCGAAGTATGAGTACATTACTGTACGATAAACAAGGTTATCTCCTACGAAAGGCGATAATAGAAGCTCAGATCCGAGCAATTTAGAATCACCAAAATCCCTGTCAGGGTTACCCGATATACCATACCCACCAACTTCTCTAACGTCATAAACGGTAACTATAGATTCAGGTAGCTTTAATTGTCTGGTTGCTCTAAATTCAGGATGCTGAAATATTGCGTTTGCAAGAACAAAAACTCTCTCCTCTACCGCATATTGATAGTTATCAAGAAACCATGCTCTCGCTCTCTTTATTATCCTTTTGGTTTCCTGCTCGTTTAGATTATAAGGGAGGGCACAACTAAAAGAAAGCGCATCTTCTATTTCCTGGATTAGTTCTTCTTCTGTCATCTTTTAGCGATTATTTTTAAAAGTTCATATTACCGAACCTTGGATTATTGTATCTATCGTTGAGATCCTTCAATCTTTTATCTGTAATAAATCTTTCTTTTCTAAAATCTTCCCATCCTTTAACTTTTAGCGTTTCTTTGCTTACCTCAGCATTTTCACCAACGTTACCAGCTCTTAGGACTCCTTCTATTATTTTACAGTTTATGGTTTTACCCTCGCAGTCTATAAAACAATCTTCTAGTTCATTTCCAAAATCTACAACACAATTCTTAATCTTGGACGATATAACTTTAGTGTCATTAACTATGTAACACTCCTCTACTGAAGACTTCTTTATCTTGGAACTGTATATGTTACAATTTTTAACTATACCATTCTTTATGTCACATAAAATAAGATCTATATCCTTTAATTCTAAAGCTTCTCTACTTCTAGCATCTTTTAATTGACATCTTCCTGTGGTTGTGTCGTAGTTGAAGTATCCCGAAGTAACGTTTCCTTCCACGATTATTTCAAAGACCTTGTCTCTTATAATTGACCAATAAGTTTTTATGTTTTCGTCTAGACCCTTAAGATCTACGAATATATGAAAGTCTGGAAAATTTCTGAAAAAGAAATCCGGGTTACTGAATGATCTAACAACCTTTGTGTATTGGTTCATCATTCCCTGAAGCTTTGAAAGATCTTCCTTGGTATATCCAGATATTCTATGACTTAATAAATCATACATATAAAGGATAACGTAATCTATGATTTCTCTAATGTCCTTAGTTTTCTTTTGATAATCTCTGTTTCCTAAATATCTGAACTCTAAATATCCCTTTGGAATTTTTGTGAAATTTACTCCGTAGTATTTGTCCTCCGGAACTTTAAACATCTTAGGATCAATAGATGTCAGATTTTCAACCATAGAAAATCTATTTCTGGGAACCACCCTTTTTATAGATTTAGCATAAACGTTTTTTGATCTGTTTCCAAATTTAGAATAGATCAGGTTTTCATCAAGACCCAATATAAATTTAAGTTTATCTAAGTTCTCTATTTTATCCTTAACATCCCTTCTGAATTTATCAAAACTAACAGAAAACTGGAATGCACATCTATCCGTTGTCCACCCATTTTCGTCTATCCAATTAAGAACCTTAATTAATATAGGGATAGCCTCATTGTAAGGAAGCGGACCAGTAATAAACTCCATCATTTTGCTCCCGCCAGAATAATCTGGCTCTAGCTTGCAAGTATTTGCATCTACCTCAATATTAGAGTGGTACCTTTCGGATACCACTACCTTTTTATTAACAAGCTTAGAAAGTAACTCCGCTGCTCTGCCCTTTAGCAAATTAGTATAAAATTCAAATTCGAATCCTATTACAGAAGAGCTAAGGGCATGCGCTTTGTCAAAATGAGTTCTATTATCGGTCATTTACCGGTTCTGCGAAGATTTTTCCGCTAGATGGTTCAACTTCATAAACCGTAACTAGTAGATCATCCCCAGGCTTAAGATTCTTGGTCTTTTTACCAATTTTATCCTGAGGGACAAGAGCCATAAGACCAAATTCCACAAGATCAACTAAAATTCCGTTTTTTCTCTTGTGTTTAATTTTTGCTTCGATTGGCTCACATGTTCCGTCCTTGATTTGTTTATCAAGATCGTGTATGATAACATTTCTCTCTAAAGGTTTCTCTAGTGTCAATGTTAATCTGTTATTATCCTTAATTTCCTTAACGTAGAATTCAATCTCGTCTCCAGGATTTACACTAGCAATTGTGTGCTCTTCACTGAATTCAGTTTTGTGAATGAGTCCTGTGTAAACTTCTTCCCATTCAACAAATACTCCAAAGTCACTTGTTCCTGTGACATATCCTTTGTATTTCTTAGTAAGATCCAATTCTTGAATCTTGCTCTCCATAATTTTGTTAAGGTACTTCTTGTAAGAAACGATGAAGATATCTTTAGCTTCGACATAACCTTCAATCATTACGTGTAGCTCTTTACCGATATAAGATTCGAAATCAGTGATTCTATTAGCAGCTGCTAAAGATCCAGGTAAGAAACATTTAATACCCGATAGATCAACGATGTATCCACCTTTATTGATGCTTTCAATTCTTACGCTGTATGCACTAGACTCTTTCTTAATCTGCTCGAATAATTCAGCTCTAAGACTGTGAATATAGTATTCAACCACTGATCCTGTGTAATTACCCCCGATTTTTCTTACTCTAGCTTGTAAAACGTCGCCTGGATTGAAAGATAATCCAGTTATTCTTAATTTATCTGCATCTTTTCTTTCCTTCTTAAGATCGATGTAAATTGTTTGACCCGTACTTGTTTGAGCTAATGCTTCATTCAAGCTAACAGATACAATCTTGCAAGGATAAACGTTACCCTCGTCAAGATCCTTAGAGAAAACTGTATTAGAAGAAGACCCTTCAAAATAGTTATTATAAGCATCTAAAAGCTCCTGAGCATAAGGCTCGTGGCAATAAATTTTAGACCCACTAGGAATCCTTTTGAGTTTAGTGTTCGGAGTTCTTCCATTCCTTACGTCCCAGTTAAAATCGTCTGAGTTTGGTGTGTTAGTTGATGAAAAATCAATCATATTTTTTTGTTTAAGAAGTTATTAATCTTACTATATATCCAAGCTTAAGTTCCTTTAAAAGCTCGGAATTATTTTAAAAAACAATGGGGACAAAACCGATCATAGGAGCTGGGGGACCGCTTGTAGGAACACCCCCATTATAAATGAGCTTAAATTCAAGCATATTGGCTGCAAAAGAGAAAGCTAAAGCTGAAGCAACTACTCTTGCGCCTATTTGTCTCTCCGGAATAGTTTTAAATTTTTTCCCACTATTAAAAGCTCTTTTGAGATAATCTGCAAGTCTTTTTCTGCTACCGTAGTATATCGGAATGAAAAAACCTCCCAGAGGCAAGGTAAGCAAACAAGGGGGAACTGGCGGAGTTGGCGTAAATGGCTGTTGTAAGGTAGATGCCCAATATGCTAAAACCCCGGTTGCCATTATATAATATGGGTCATTCTGATTATCAGATTCACTATTCTTTTTCTCCTTGTCCGCTAATTCCTGAATGTATCTCTGCTTCAAATCTCTAAATCTAGCTGCCTCGTAATCATAAGCAATAGATTTACTGAGCTTAATAGAAGCGAATTTAAGTGTTCTATTAAGATAAGCAGGAGTTCCTGGTTGTACGACTTTTAATGAGTCCAGCTTATTAACTAACCCCAATCCCGAAAAGTCATTAGAAAATAACTTATCTAGGTTCTGATTCTTTAGAATAACATTAGTTGCTAATTTCTGATCAATTAGGTTATTTACGCCTGAAATATTTCCACTAAAAGCCTTAAATAGACCAGACTCATATCTTTGATCGTAAGTGAATTTAATTATAAAGTCTTTTACCATATAATCTGGGATTCTTTCTGGATCATTAGCATGTTCTTCCTGAAACAATTCCTTAGTAATCTCTATGTTCTGGAGGTTTTTGAAATCTTCAATTTTCTTGCTCTCTGCGGTACCGAGTCCTTTTATGAGTTCTAAAGCTTTATCAGAAATTTCCTTTGACCGTTCCTGATAGTCCGGACTTAATCTTAAACTATAGATCCATTGTATGTAGTCAGATGTACCGTCATATTTTTTAACTATTCTTCTGGCTATCTCCAGAACTTGTTGTTCTCTAGTCGTGGGGAAATCTGGAAATTGCGAGAAGAATATAGAATATGTGAAATCTGGTATTGATTCACCATTTAGCTCAGCCCACGCTAAAAAATCTAAATCGAACTTATCCAGATATTCGTCAGTTTTAACATCAGGAAGTGAATCTTCTAGATCTGAATAATCCGGATCTTTTAGCTTTTCCTCTAATGTTGGGGTTTGTTCTTTTTCTAGAAGCTTAAAAGCTTGGGTAAAAGCGGTTGTAAGTAATTGAGCATTCCCCTTCTGATGAAGGTTACCAAAAGGTGTTTGTGCTTTTCCAGCTACAGCTAGGACATATTGATTAGCTAAATATGTTGCAAAATCGTCCACATTCTTTCCTCCAGAATCGTAAGATCCCTGTATGGATTGACCTGAAAGTTTATTCCCGACATTAGCTATAAATGTACCCCAATCAGCTGGCATTGTTATTTAGTTTTAGATACTTGGCTTAAATGCTGAGGATCAGACATCGGTACAACAGGTACACCAGATGGACCAACCCCTGTTGGATGTGTGTGGGAGTTAAAGAATGTCAAAAAGGTGCTACCTAAAACCAGTTTTTCTATTGCTCCCTCTCCAAGTTCTATGTTTTCTGATTTAACTATAACCTTCTGCTTCCCTCCGCTCTTCTCCATTCTAATCTCGTCGTCATTCATCTTGACAACTATTCTTAGCTGCTCCTTATCTGTTCCTCCGTTTTGTGTGTCGAGTTGTATTGTGGCATCTCCTAGCTGGAAAACTAAACCTTTTTTCCGGGTGTAGATCATCTTTAATGTTCCCGGCTGAGCCTCTGAATCATATATTAAAGAGTGTGTGCCCTCGTATGAATTTTCCTCCTTAAGCTCGGCCAAAAGATCTTTGGCTACCTCCTTGACGTAGTGGTAATTTAGCTTATAGTAGTTATTGCCCTCAAAATTAACAGCCACTATGGAGCCAAGTCTAGGTATGGTAAGGTTACCCCCTCCAAAATCTCCAGCAAAAGATAAGCCTGCAATCTGCTCTGCCCAAGGGATATCGTCAACTGGAAGTCCGTCAAATATACCGAAGACTTCAACCTTTGCTCTTCCCTCGTAAAGTGGGTCCTTGATATCAACCACCCTACCAAGATACGTTTTATTTTCTCCTGACATAATTATTCAAACTTTTCAGGCTCCGGGTTTAATCCGCCTGTACTGATATTATACTTACCTTCTGGCTTTAAATTTCCTAAATTTAGTGGGGCTTCAACTATAAAATCTCCGGTTGTCTGAGGGTAAGCCTTTCCGATTTCCCCCCTGGATTTTCTATTAACCTGATCTACCTTTGGATAAACAGCATTTGGCTGTGTGGTGAATGTGTTTGATGGATCTCTAAGTTCCCCGTTAGAACTGATCTTCTGGGTTTGTGAATATACCGGAGCAGGTTCTATCTGAGAATTAGTAGAAGTTTTTACAGAATCTGGATAAACCTTTTGGGTATTAAGAGGTGCTTGATCGTTATTTGCATCAGGATAAACTTTACCGTCTGCAGGCTTATAACTTCTATCAGGAGCTCCTAGATCCTGACCAGGTACTGACTTGTACACATCATCCTGTATTTTACCATAAGAACGTGTAGGAACCCCCAAATCTGTGCCCGGAACGTTTTTGTATACATCGTCTTGGATTTGCGGATAAGTTCTGCTAGGCACGCCTAAATCGCTTCCTGGAACATTCCCGTAAGCGTCTCCGCCCGGAGCTGGATAAACCCTTTGGGGAACACCTAAATCCTGACCAGGTACGTCCGCATACGCGTCCCCGCCCGGAGCTGGATAAACCCTTTGGGGAACACCTAAATCCTGACCAGGTACGTCCGCATACGCGTCTCCGCCCGGAGCTGGATAAACCCTATCAGGAACTCCAAGATCTGCTCCCGGTACTTCATCATACGCGTCTCCAACAGGAGCTGGATAAACCCTATCGGGAACTCCCAGATCTTTTCCCGGAACATCGCCATAAGCATCTCCCTTAGGCTCAACGTAAACTCTCTGAGGAACCCCCAGATCCTGACCAGGAACACCCGGATAGTTGTCTCCTGTAGGTTTAGTGTAGACTCTTCCCTGTACACCTGCTATAGAGCTTACCCCCAGATCAGATCCAGGAACCCTAGTGTAGACGTCATCGTTAATTCCAGGATAAACCCTTTGAGGTGGACCTCCAAGTCCAGTTGTTTGTGGATTTGGTAAATTAGTTTCTTTGAATCCGGGATTTATGTTTCCTAGCTGGTCCAAAAACTGCTGTGCAGTGTTGAAGGAAAGATTTCCTAATACCTGTGAAGGATTCAAGCTATAGATATTACCAAGAGCTAGTGTGTCCAGTCCTGCAACATTGGGCTTAATGAAATTAGCAACTCCCTCATTTATTAGATCATTTAAAGAATTACTTAAAAAATTAGTTAGAAGCTCGCCACCGATAGAAAGCAAATCATTTCCTAGATTGTTAGGGTTTCTCTGTACCGAAGATCTAGCAGCGTCCCAGCTATCACCAAGTATCAAAGGCTTTTCATCCTGCCTGATATTGGGATATTGAGTTCTAACCCTAACCCTTCCAACAATAACTCTGAATTTTTGGGATACCGGAGTTGCACTATCTGTACCGGGGTTTATTTCACTAGGTATCGGGGTGCTTTCGCTAAAATCAAACTCACAATTTCTACACTCGAAAACTATAACTGGTTTTATTCCGCTCTGATCTTGCTGATTTCTGAGCATCGATAAGTCATTATCAACACCAGCCCCATTTAAAACATTACCAACAAAGGAATTAAAAGCACTAGCAGGATTGGTGTTCGAAGAACCTCCGTTATATTCGCTATTCTGTTCTCCCGCTACGTCACCAACATTTGTACCAGGGTTGTTTCCTGATCCAAGAAGAGTAGCTATATTATCTATTGCAGTTAGGGCTGCAGATGAACCTATTAATCTAGACGTCTTAAAGAAATTACGAATCTCCGAAACGAAAATATACATCGTAAACTTTCTAAGATTTCTAGGAACAAGTTCACGCATATTATCATAATCGAAAGTTGCTTGATTGTAAAGATCCGCTAGAGCGGTCATTCTTAAATTCAAAGATTCTAGAGTGGTAAATTCCAAAGCCTTCCCCTGTGTCCTCTGAGGACTGAATTCTGTATTTGCTTCAACTGCAAAACCCTTTCTCGAAACTAAAGGCAATTGGTCTAATCCGCTAATTGATTGAATAAACCAAGGTGAATTATTAAGGAGATCACTAAAACTATTTTTAAATTGGATTAACATATCGGATCTCTTTCCGCCTCTGGGAAACTGTGCTTCCCTTTCTCTTAAATAAGATATTGCTGAATGAAATGATATGTTTCCGTTAGGCTGAGTTCTGTAAGAATACTGGGCTTGACCAAAAGGATTGTTACCGAAAAAATCGTTATTTATATAACTTGTCTCTCTGAAAAGCGGGCTAGGTGGAAGCCCATCATCAGCTCTGACTGGTAGAGCACCAAAATCAACCACTATTTTAAATCCAAGATATGTTGGATCCTCGTAGTTTCCTTGTTTGGATAGTTTAAAGCCCTTTAGGAAAAGACTCCTTAGTTGATCTGTTGCTCCGAATGACATTAATCTGTTTTAGTTTATTGTATTTATCTCATCTTTTAAAATAGCTTCTTTATAGCTGAGATAGGGAAAGCCTTAGGTATAGGTCCAGAAGAGTTTGCTGTCCAAGTTCTTTTTGCCAATGTCAGATAGTGTTTCATTCCACCAGAACTAATACTCCATTTTATGGACATAGAGACTATCACATAATTTCCAGAAAGGAATTCATCCTTTGTGGGAGCAGCAGAAGTATTAGGCTGACCGTTAGGCATATTCCCTACATTTTGTTGTCTGGTTCCTTGAGTAAAAACATAAATTCCAACGGGGATAACTTGTCCTCTATAAAGGCCAGGGAAAAAATCAGTAAGCTCGACCTCCAAGGTTAGCTTAGTGCAGTCATTCATGTTTATTGTGTTCTGCAGTCTAGCATGATAATAATTCTTGTGTATTCCGTCGGTGTTCAAAACACCCATCCACTGTCTCCTTTTTTCTTCTTTATATTCATTATCTCTAGCTCTACCTTTCTGAAGTATCGAACCGATCCCGATCGTCTCCGGAGTTATAGATTCCATAGAATACGTAACGTATTTTTCAGTGGGATCGTTGGTTTCTAATAACTCGTCATAGAATCCTATATCAGTTACATAACCTGAGGCGTTGGTGTTAGTACCAGCCCTTGATGTTAAGGTGTAGCCGTTTATAAAATATGGTACAACACCAAATCCAGCCATATTAGTTAGAACTAATGGCAAAGTTTTATTTTCTGGTGTTGGTGCTCCCGGTACAGCGCTATCCACTTTGACACCAGCTGACGTATATCCCGGAACTATTCTTGCCTGCCATTTTGGATCCCTGTCAAATTCAAACTGGGAACCCATATTAATAAAATTGAGATTATAATAAGGATCTATCCAGCAATCGAAAAAACTAGACTCGTCATCTTTATATGCGCTTAAAGTAATTTCCCTTATAAGATCATAATATGAATAATTTGGACATAGCCATGTCATCTTATCGTCAGGTGAACCTTCATTTGTCGAGAATCCCAAATTAAGATCTTGTGAAATCTCCAATAAAGCATCATGGGAATTCATATTAGCAAAAGACTTTATTCTCTCCGTGTAAAGTCCAGGAATTCTACATTCAGCTACTATAGTGAATCTCAAATTTATTCCCTTTCCATCAGGATCTGAACCAGTTTCTGAATAAGTACTAGAAACCTCGCTGACAACATCTAGTATATTGAAGTCCATTCTAATCGGTTTATAGTAATCCCCTGGTGCTCTCATATAAAGAGAAACTATATCCCCGTCCTTTGGGTAGTTGTTAGATATAAAAACACTTTCAACTGCTATGAACGAGAATCTTACCGTTGGGATAAATCCACCCAAATCCAGATTGAATCTTGTTAAGAAATTTGTTACACTATAACCATTTATTGTAAGAAAAGGAACATTTAGACCAGTTAGCTTTTCGTCAGTTTCTCCAGAATTCCTAAGAGACTGTATATCACTAGCACCATTCGAGTAATCCACTTGGATTGCCTCGTCTAGCTTCATGTTATTTAGAGCTACGTTTACTATGTTTATTGAATCTCTACCCATTTATATAGATTTACTGAGGTGTATTGAATCCTCCTCCACCTGCATCAGGTGCAAATATGAAGAATCCGTTCTTTTTATCTATTACTTTCTCCCCTGGTTGAAGAACATTAGGCGGTAAATCCATTGCAGGCTTATTTTTTACTTTGTCCTGCAAATATTTTTTCCTACCCTCGCTAACCTTGAATTTTTTCTGTTCTTGGTTTTTCTTAAACACGTTATTTGGATTTGTGTTCGTATTCGAACTAACGGCCGTTTGATCTTTAATTTGTTTTGTTCTAAAGCTCTCCTGTACAGTTGATGATTCAGGTATTGCAAAGACAGTGCCTTCCTTGACAGCAAAAGGATTACTTACGCTATTGAATTTTAACAAGGACCCAACCATTCCTTGATCACCCAGCTTAATAGCAGCTATGATATCAGGTCTCATCTGATAGTACTCAGTTACTGCAAAAAATGTTTTTATCTGTACAGAGACATTATTATAAGTCATGGAAGCTTTAGTGAGATCCCATACTCCATAGCTACCGGTAGAATTTAAAGTGCTATCCGGATTGAATATTCTTTTATTATTGGTCAGTGTATCTATTTCCAGTGCCATTTTATTGATTTATTTTATTTAGGGATTTGTTGGGCCTTGCTGATCACCCAATCCATCAAGTTGTGAACCCCAAGCTCCTCCGTTTAAAGCCTGGTTAACATATTCTTCGCTGAATCTGTTACCGTTAACATCAGAAACAGCATCAAAGCTTTGTTGATTTGCAGAGGTGGGTTGTGCGGTCTGATAAAGTCTTCCATCACCTCGGTTGAATATACTTTCTATCTCCCCTCTCTCCCTATCTCTAGCGTGTTTTAAAGTGAAGGTGGCTTTTAAAGTAGTAGGGAAATCATCAGGTCCTAGTACATCACCAAATTCTATAGAAACCCCATCACAAATTAGATTACCTATCATTGCTATAGGGTTACATGGATTACCGATAGTCAAATGCCATTCCCCTATTGGTGCTCCAGTCAAAAAGCTCACAGGCTCTTGGAAACTGGAAAGAAATTCAGAGGTCACTGCAAATTTCAATAATCTAGAAGCGTCGTCACCAAGAGTACTCTTCAATTGTGCTAAAGCTTCTGTTAGACTTCCCGTTCCCTTACCTATTTTTGTATAAATATCTCTTATGGCATTTAATTGATCGGAAGAAAATTGATCTCCAGCTCCACCGATGGTTTCCGGTTCGCTTCCTTGGTCTTGACTTTCGGATGAGCTAGAACCAGCAGTTAAATTTGCTAGCTTTGCACCGTAAGTGGTTATCCAAGCTAAAGGATCATTGTAAAAATCATTAAGTCCTTTTTCTCCTCCCGGAAATCCTATAGCTGGAAATTGATTATTGTATCTAATATCGGGGGTTAAAAAATTACCATAGTTTGTTCCAATGGACAATAAATTACCCATGATATCCAAAAGTGCCGCCTTACTGTTAACTTCTCCAACAGAACTTAGTTCATATTCAAACACAATGGTCAGAGCATCCCAGCTAAAGGTAAGTCCCATGCCTCTTTTATATCCATTCGAAACAACGTCAACAGGAACCCAAATATATTCACCTAAAAGTCCTCCCCTTTCTTTGGCATTATCTCTAAAATTCTTAGCTCTGATTGATTTGGTTAGTGTTTCATCAACGTCTGTTGCGGCAATAGCTCCATTAAAAATGGCAGCTCCAATATCAAAAGCATTACCCGCTTTATCTGATATTTTTTGCAAAGCTCCACCGATCCATTTTACCGGTCCGTCCTGGAAGAATCCCTTTGTAAAGGCTTCTTGGGTTTTTACGTCCGGTTGATTGGCACTATCCCATTGAATCCCAGTTGTGAATCCGATTAGCGAGCTTAAAGTATTAGAGGTGTTACCGCCGAACCATGTAACCGCTTGAGCAACAGGTCTTCCAACTCCGCCCGCTGTGTATGCTTCAGTGCTTTTTAAATCTTTCTTGTATGCTGGTATGGATAAATTATCTAAAACTGGGGTTGGATATCTCCTAAGAGTTATCATATAGTTATTTGGAATGGTTCCATAGTGTTTACAATAAAGGAAATCTTTCCAGTAATATGGTGCAGATAATCCTCCTACTATCGATCCTTCATATCCCGAAATAAGACCACTGAGGATTCCGGTGTTTAAATCACTGGACATTTCTAATGTAAGAGTCTCGTTAACTAAAAAACCCGCGCTAGGATTTTTAGATTCTATAGAGGAAACTCTAGTGTTATAGTCTTGCGATTCCGATCTGTAGTAGGCATCGATAAAATCGTTACCACCACTACCCAATGAATAGAATAGGTATTGGCCATATTTACCAGGATTTCTTCTTCCAGCCTCATAAAAGAGAGACCTAGCAGTTGGTCCTTTAAAGGGGTTATTGGACCCCAGGTTACTCATTTCTGAAACTATGTCCTGGGCTGTTCCTTGGCGAGAAGCTTCCCAAAGAAGACCTAAAGCTTCCTTATTATACGATGGCATTTTCTATCATCCTAATTTTTTTACAAATTATGGATAGAATATTCGATTGTGTCTACGAACTCCTCAAGGAAATCTTCTAGATTGTCTCTAAAATCAGAGGGCATATTTCTATAGCAAACGAGTATACTATCACACTTCGTACTATATATTCCCTGAGTTATTTTATTACGAATTGAATGGTTTAATATGAATTCAGATTCGGGGGTCATGTTGATTGTCTCGTATCCAAGATCCCTTATAATCTTGGTGATATCGATCACATAGAAATCACTAGAAAAGCTGGACCGCTTTCTAGCTTCCTTTGGAGAGTGCCTGGAGATATAAAAATTTACACTAATCCTTTTGGGCATTTCTACTAAATCAATCATTTTCAAGATTTTCCCAGTCTTTATTAATTAGCATCGACTGGAAATTACCATAGTCTGTGGATTCGTTTCTATAGAAAAATATCTCATGATTTTCCACAGATTCTGGATTCTGAATTTTGTTTCTTAATATTTCTTGGTTCTTCATATCCTGGAGATTCTGTCTATGAAGTTCTTTACCAGATTCTATGTTGCTCAGACCGGATAAAGCTTTATTTGATTTGTTTGGTTTAAGGAGACCAAACTGTCTAAGAAGTTTTCTTCTTTCTCTTCTATTTTGCATTCTTAAAAAATTTTAAATCTCTACGCTAAATCCTTTTGATTTACCAAAAGTCGAATCGTCTCTATTATAAAGATCCATACCAACAACAAATTTAAAAAGTTTTAAAAATATTGCAGGTACAAAGACATCCTTAGCTTTAACCACATCGTTAGCAGGGATAAAAATAAATTCAGAAAGTCTTTCCTGTTCAGATCCATCAGTTGTCGCTTCACCTTTATTTATTCCCGTAACATCTACAGCAAAACACGGATGCTCGGCATCCACCATTTTAGAAGCTGTTACTGTTCCTAGAAAATACCACTTAGAACTGTCTTCAACATCAAATCCAGATTCCTCCTTTAGTTCTCTTTTTGCAGTCTCTAGAAAATCTGGATCCTCGTCCTCTGACGTACCTGATATCAAGCTAACCGAATATCCTCCTTCTCTGAAAGGGTTCTTTTCTTTAAGAACTCCTAGCATTAGAGGTAAGCCTTGATCATCTGTGACAAAGGGAAGTATTATCACAGATTCTACAGTGGATCTTATTCCAACCTTTCCGTCCCTTTCGATAACATCAAATCTTGGGGTGGATGTCAATATTTTTTCTTCGTTATTGCTCATTGGTTTCTTTTTGTGGTTTTGTACTTTTCTTTGCCCCCTCTTGCGGTTTAGAGTCAGTGTAATAAGATTTTTTGATAGAATCGGATAGAGATGCTTTTATATTCTCTATATCAACTCCATCCAAAACAAAATCTATTATTTCCTTTTCTGCATCCTCAAAAGAGCCAGAAAGAACAGTGTAAAGATCTTTAGGAGGAAGATTCAATTTTATCTTTATTGAAACCTCGACCATGTTCTTTTTCTGCTTTTTCAGTAACTTATATATCGGTGAATCAATTTGAGCATTTTTTGCATCGTCATATATGATGGAGGTAACGGTGGACTGGTGGGTTTGAACCGGTGGATTATATTGAGGCTGAGGGATTTCAACGGGTTTTGGTTGGGCTGGAAGCATTATCATAAATTCTTCCAGAAGTTCCGTGTTTATTCTTTTACCGCTATTAAATTCAATAAATGAGATATCTCCATTCAGGGATATGTTTTTAAATATTTCAGTATTTCCTGCGTCATCCCCCTTAATCCACTGAAAATCATGTGCACCGTAATATGAACGAGCATCATTTATTGTTTGTTCGTTTATTTCCATTTTTTTCTTTTTTTTATCTTTCTTAAATAATGAAGAAAATATCCCCATAGCATTATTTTTTATCTGATTTTTTAGGGATTGTTTCCAACGTTTGCTGTGTATATTCTTCTCTCAGAGATCTTATGTTGGAATACAGATCTTTAAGGATTATCCAGGAAGCTTCTCCTTTCTTGCCCTTCCTCTTATCGTATTTCCAAACTTCCACTATATTATCAAGATCTTTATCCGGATGACGGGAATATTCGACGACAGAATATCCAGATGGTTTACTTAAAATAAGTCTTTCACCATAGGGTAAAACAAAATCCTCGCCTATTTCCATATCTAATTGTAGAAATGTGAAAGGTCTTTGTTTCGGCTATTAAGATTATTCTTGATTAATGCTTCCCGATGCTTCTTCAACATCTCTTTTATCCATAAATTCGGAAAGCAGAGAAACTATATCTTTCAATAATTCCTTGTCCCCTGAACCTGATGATATTAAGTTCTGGAAGTGTTTGAAAAGGGACTCTTGATCAGATGGAGTGTGGATATCCATAGATCTTCTGGTAAGGTACTTTATGTAAGGATCAGGATTCTTTACCTCAGTAAATCCCTTGGGAACGGTTATTACATTCATATCAGGTATTTTGAATGAGGTTTTCTTATCTAATGAATCGTTATTTATGTAAACACAAGGATGGTGATCGCTAGAATTTAGATATATTTTAAATTTAGATAAAAGATCGTCCTTGCTTCTTTTAGTTATTTCGATCAACATACCGTTGTCCAGTTTAGCATCCCAAATATAATCACCGCAGGATTCGAAAGATTCTATGGACCCAGGTATACCTATCAGATCCATTAGCAATTCTACATCATCTTGTGCATTTTGTTTTATTCTTTCTTGCCCTGTGGTTTTTGATGTCTCCAAATGATCTGCAAAATCTTCAATTAAATCATCAACCTTAGATTTATTCACGCTTGAAGTTATCCACTTTTTGTATGGATCCAGATGGATCTCAGTTATTTCGTCGGCATCGGATTTTTTCATTGAACAAGCATCCATAGGTATCCACACATACTCAGACTGATTTCCGTCATTGTCTACGTAGCATAAAGCTATAGATTTTTCATTCTTCTTTGGTATGATTATCTTATCTTTTGGCTGTTCCTTTCCGTCGGTTGCATCTACAACGGAGATCACATATCCACTCCCCCAAGAATCCTTTATTCCGGGGACAGAATAAGATCCGCTCTCGTTTATTTTGGATCTCTGATAATCATTAAATCCGAGTACCATATTAGTCAACGTAATCGCTTCCGAAGGAAACGGTAATTTTAAAATTCTTAGGGTCCGTAGATTTGTTCATATCTATGGATAAATTATTCGGGTAGGTAGGTATAATAGAAGAAAGCTTTTCCGCATTAAGCTGGCTGTAATCTATCGTTTTACCTGGAATTAAATCAATATCAAATTCTTTAGGATCGTTAGGGTAATCATCAATCTTAAATTCTAGTTCTATTGAATCTATATTAAATATAAAGTCATCTATACCAGATTTTTTTACTATTAGATCTATGCTATACTCTATAAAAGCTTTAGCATCATCTAGGTCTGCATATTCTTCGGGTCTATTAAACAAGTCTATCTCAGAATACTTTAGCTCGCTTCCGAAGGAATAGTCACCTCTGGATCCTCCTTTTTTGGATGCGCTATACGCAGAATAATCGTAAATTCTTCCCACTTTGTTAGGTTTTTCTTCTATATATCCATTTTTTATTTTTTACGGAAGAGAATATATAATTATGTATATTAACTAAATAACATAGGGATGTCAAAGGGTATAAGTCCTGTATGGTTCTTAAAAGAGCCATTAGACTCGGAGCACAAAGAATACGTCTTATTAGATTACCTAAAAGAGACAAGCAAGGATCTAAATAAGGATAACTGCTATTCGATACTAAGGGAGATATCGAGAATAGTCAGGACACTGAATGATTTTAGGAGGGATAAGTCGCTATCACAATCCTTAGTAAAATCTCTAAAAAAGGAAGACAGGGATTATCTGGATTCTTTTGAATATGACGATCTAAGCTCGGATCAAAAAGAAACCCTGGATTCCATAATAGAAGATTCACTACAAACGCTATATGAATATTCGGAGGTTTGTTTAGAAATACTTAAAGAAGAGGAATCCAAGATAAAGATCTTTAAAATCCAATCCAAGTTTAGTACCCATAATCCTGTAGAAAATTCAGGAATAGTCATAATCAGAAATATGGTTACTGATAAGCTACTGAATTATTTTTTTAAGTCTAACGTGAAAATGGAAACTGCAGAGGGTGAAAAGGAGGTTTCTATAATGAAGAAGATCCATTTAAAAAACTCATTCTTTTCTCTTAATTACGAGTACATCTACCACGAGATACTAAATGAGATAAAGGCGGACACCAAATATTCACCTAAATTCTATGTTATAGAGATCTACGAAAACTTCGAAGAAAATTCTGAGATCTATAAGTTAGCAAAGGAAAAATTTATTGAACAAATAGGAACATAAAAAAAGAGCCATTAGGCTCTTTCTTTTTGCTATCTATTTTGGGTGGTTGTTTTTAAAAATCACTTAATCTTTTAATAAATGAATCATTATTTAAAGACTCGTTAGTGCCCATATTAAAAATGTTACCGATTCCACCTACGTCCATCATACCCGGCTTACCGTTGATATCTATTCTATATCCAGGAGCATCTATTTTAGATTGGTGTCCAAAAACAGCATCTGCATATCCTGCATAGTCATATCTAGGTTCTCTTTTTATGTGTGATTGACCAGATTTTTCTAAGCCTCCTTCAGATTGATTTGCTGGTGATAAAGGCTTATAATCGTTATCATGCACTTTTTTAAGAAACTGGTTGAAGTCCAGTAATTCTCTTTGAGCTACGTTTTGTACGTTCATATCTTTAATATTAAGTTGTTTGAGCTTTATCGTCTCCCATTAGAGAGTTCCAGAAAGTTGAAATGTAATCCATCGCTCCTTTGCTTTGACCTGACTGGGATACTGTATTTGGCTTACCATAAATCTGAGAAGCCTTATTTCTAGCTGCGTCAACTAACTCTTTTTTATCGCTAGAATCCAAAGCAGATATAGCATCTCTACCAACAGAACCTTTTGCATTTGGACCGCCGAATGCTTCGATTAAGGCATTTTCTATAATTGCTCTGCCTCTTTCTGATTGTAAACCCTCTCTTAGGGTTGAGTAAAGCCATCCATTAGGTTCTATTCCCATTTGTTCAGCTAAACTGTCAAATCCTTTTCTCTGGATAAATTCCTGGAGGGATTTTGCTAAAATAGGTGCAAGGTATTCGACATTAGCGTTTTCTCCGGTTAATAATTTTGGATAATCGCTTACTGGAATTTGATCTATAACTTCCTGTACTATAGCGGACATATTGGAGTTTTCCTTAACCCCTAATTGCTCCATTAATTTAGCAGCAACCTTTTGCTTTATAGTTTTTCTAAGACCCTCTCCGGCAAAACCGAATAATCCGGTGAAGAAGTTACCTACTCCCTCCCAAGAAAATTCCTCATTTACTCTATCGTCGGAAAAAGAATCGAAATCTTTAATAATTTTGGACATCCGTGTTGTGTTATTTTCTTTATATATCCACGGAGAAAATATTAATCTAAGCTTCTAGGGCTCTAAAAAAAGGTCTACCGCTTTTTGTCGGTATTTAAGCTTATCCTCTTTTATTTCTGGATTTTTGAGGGCTTCTTTTTTACGATTCACTATAGAATCAGGAAGCATCGGTCCAAAGGTATCTTTTAAGATCTTTTTATCTGTTCTCCACTCTATAGGGAGGTGCAATGCAAATCTTACTATATCTAGATTTAGAAAGGGACTTCTTAGCTCTAGAGTGTGAGCCATAGACATCTTATCGAGTCTTGGAAGATGGTAATAGGTGAGCTCCTCGAAAACATCAGATTGCTGTGAATCATAGTCGTGTATTCTTGAGTATCCCCCGAAAAGTTCATCTGATCCGTCACCACTTAGGACTATTCTATAACCGCTATTTTTCTTTACCGCTTCAAAAAGGTGATATTGGGGTATAACAGATCCTAAATCCACCGGTGTTTCGTTCCATAGCTTGTATATAAGCGCATTTTTACTAGAATCCATATCATACTCTAGAAAATTAACAGGAGTGCTTAAATGGGCGCTTAAATCGTTTACAAAGGGGGTTTCACCATTCTCTATGCTGAACCAAGTAACCTTAGCTTTCATCTCGTTCAAAACACCAGCAATTATGGAAGAATCTAAGCCTCCTGAGATTAATAAAGATATGGGATAGTTTTTGGAAACCAGTCTGTTCCCTACGCTTTCAAACATCTTGTCCCAAAGCCACTCCATGTGGGTTTCATAATCAGCATCAATCAGTTCGGGAATAGGCGATTCCCATGTTCTATAATAAGGACCAAAGGTCTTATCAAATAGAGGGGATGCTATATTGTAGGAGTATAAAATGTTAGGTAGAATCCTTTTGATTGTTTTCACTGGAGTTCTATTATCTTTATTGTAACCCCATTTTCTAACGGAGCTTATATAAGCTTCGTCAACCTCGTCCAAAGGACCGTAAAGACCTTTAATTTCAGAGCAGATTTCACCTAGATCGTTTTTATACAGGCATTTCTTACCCAAAGGATCAGTAAATGCAATAACGTTACCGTTATTGGAGTCATAGATAACTATAGCCCAAAATCCATCCCAAGTTTGAAT